GAGCAAGCTGATAAAATCAGCCTTAAAGTGGACAAGCGTTGGTCAGATGAAACTCTGCTCAATCGCATCAATCAGGCTATGGAGGCCGAATCATGGGATACAGCAAGCGCCAGTTCGTGACCGCTGCCTTTGAGGAAATCGGTCTAGCATCGTATGTGTTTGACTTGAGTCCCGAGCAGATTGAATCTGCTTTGCGTAGACTCGATGCGATGATGGCAGATTGGAATGCCAAAGGCATTCGTCTGGGTTATCCATTGCCCTCAAGTCCACAAGATAGTGATCTTAACCAACAGACTGAAGTTCCAGATTCTGCATATGAGGCAATTATTTGCAGTCTAGGCATTAGGCTTGCCCCAAGTTACGGCAAGATGGTGATGCCTGAAACAAAAGCCACTGCCAAGCAGGGTTACGATATTTTGCTTCAACGTGCAACATTCCCGTTGGAGAAACAACTGCCAGCAACCACACCAGCTGGCGCTGGCAACAAGCCTTGGCGTGTGTATGATAATCCGTTTGTACGCCCACCATATAGCCCTGTTGATGCTGGCCCTGATGGGCCTATCGAATATTACTGAGGATAATCATGCCAACAATCAATCAGCTTCCGCTACTTAGCCCAATATCAAGCGGTGACCAACTGCCTGTTTATTCACCCAACAATGGTGATGCTCGCAGAACCTCGATTGGTTCTTTGCTGACATTCTTTCAGCAGAGTTTTGCCTCGCCTACTCTAGCGACAAATCTTTATGTGCCTGGCTCTGGTTTCAACATCACTGTTCCTACACCAGTAAGCCAACAGCAATGGATGCTATTGCAACCTGCTGGAACGCTTGCAAGTGGCACAATTACCTTGCCTTTGAATACTGGTGTGCCTGATGGCACTACCATACTGATTACGACCACCCAAGAGATTGCATCATTTACGATTGCGCTGAATGGCGCATCTGCCATTTATGGTGCAGTTACAAGTTTGGGCGCAGGATGTGCTGCTGTTTTTCGCTTTTATCAGCCCACAAATTCTTGGTATAACATCAATGCTGAAACAGTTTTGTCAGCGGGTATTGCTACATGGTTGAACAATCCAACCAGTGCCAATTTACGTGCGGCAATGACAGATGAGACAGGTACAGGTCTGTTGGTATTTAACACAAATCCAACGCTGACCAATCCAACAGTCAGCACTGGAACATTCACTAGTCCTGCATTGGTAACGCCAAGTATCGGTGTGGCAACTGCTACAAGTTTGACAGCCACTGGTGCTATTGTTTCAACTGGCACTGCTGGCGTGGGTTATGCCACAGGCGCAGGTGGCACAGTAACCCAAGGTTCAAGCCGCACTACAGGCGTGACGATTAATAAGCGTTGCGGTGCTATTACTATGTTCTCTGCGGCTGGTTCTGCTACTGCGGCTTCATTTACAGTTACTAACAGCACAGTTGGTGCAAATGATGTAATTATCTTAAATCAAGCATCTGGCACTAACTTGTACGATTTGTTGGTTACTGCGGTAACTGCTGGTAGTTTTAACATTACATTTTTGACTACTGGTGGCACAGCTACCGATGCTCCTGTAATCAACTTTGCTGTAATTGATGGTGCGAGTGCGTAATGGCAACGAAGCCAAAGTCATCGGTTAATGAGGCTGGCAATTACACGAAGCCAACCATGCGTAAGCGTCTCTTTGATGAAATCAAAGGTTCGGCTGTGCAAGGCACTGCGGCTGGCGAATGGTCGGCTCGCAAAGCCCAACTGCTGGCAAAGAAGTACAAAGAAAAAGGTGGCGGTTATAAATGAAAGCCACACAAAAAAGCCTCAAAGATTGGTCAAGCCAAAACTGGCGCACCAAGTCGGGAAAACCATCGTCTGAAACAGGCGAGAGATACCTGCCTGAGAAGGCGATTAAGGCATTGTCAGCGGCTGAGTATGCGGCAACCACACGGGCAAAGCGTGAGGCTACAAAGGCTGGAAAACAGTTTGCCAAGCAGCCTAAAAAGATTGCTGAAAAGATCAGGGGGTTCAGATGAAAACTCCAGCCTATGCACGAAAAGAAGGTCAGAATCCAAAAGGCGGTTTGAACGCCAAAGGAAGGGCTGCGGCAAAGGCTGAAGGGATGAATCTGAAGCCACCAGTGAAGTCTGGTGATAATCCCCGCAGAGCATCGTTCTTGGCTCGCATGGCTGGCAACGCTGGCCCTGAGTACAAAGACGGTGAACCCACTCGATTGCTGTTAAGTCTAAGGGCTTGGGGCGCATCATCTAAAGCAGATGCCAAAGCCAAGGCAAAACGCATCTCTGAACGCAACAAGGCCAAGTGATGCAGATACCTATCCTGAACGGCATTTTTACTGACAGCACCCCTGAACTGCGTACCAGCTACCCAGTGAACCTTGTGCCTGTGCCAAAGCAATCAGGCATCAGCAACGGGTTTCTGCGACCAGGCGATGGCATTGTGTCCAACGGCACAGGGCCAGGCATTGATCGTGGTGGCATCAACTGGAAAGACAATTTGTATCGGGTGATGGGTACAAAGTTGGTAGAGATAAGCAATACTGGTGCTGTGACCATCTTGGGGGATGTTGGTGGGCCAACAGAACAATTGGTGACATTTGATTACAGCTTCAACCAACTAGCGATTGCATCTGGTGGGCGACTTTATTATTGGAATGGTTCAACCCTGACACAAGTGACTGATCCTGACCTTGGAATAGTGCTGGATGTGGTGTGGGTGGATGGTTACTTTATGACCACTGATGGTCAATTTTTGATCGTCACAGAATTAACAGACCCAACACAAGTTAATCCGCTGAAGTATGGAAGTTCAGAAGTTGACCCAGACCCAGTGGTTGCGCTACTAAAGTTGCGAAATGAAATCTACGCATTGAACCGCAATACGATTGAGGTATTTGATAACGTGGGCGGTGAACTGTTCCCATTCGCAAGAATTGATGGTGCTCAGATTCAAAAGGGCGTTGTTGGTACATTTGCTTGCTGTGTCTTTATTGAACGCATTGCTTTTTTAGGTAGTGGTCGCAATGAAGCCCCGAGTATTTATGTTGGCGCAGCCGCTGTAGCTCAAAAGATAAGCACTCAAGAAATCGACAACCTCTTGCTTGAATATACTGAATCGCAATTAGCCTTGGTCAAGTTAGAAGCCAGAAACGACAAGAACCATCAGCACCTTTATGTGCATTTGCCTGACCGAACGATAGTTTATGACGCATCAGCATCTGAGGCGTTACAAACTCCTGTTTGGTTTACCCTGACCACAACCATAGTTGGCTTTGCACAATACAGAGCCAGAAACATGGTTTGGGTGTACGACAGATGGATGGTTGGTGACCCGCAGTCCACCAATATCGGTTATTTGGTGCAAGACATAGGCCACCATTGGGGGCAACAAGTGCGTTGGGAGTTTGGCACATTGATTGTCTATAACGAAAGCAATGGGGCAATATTTAATGAGATGGAACTTGTGAGCCTGACGGGTAGCATTGCATTGGGAAAAAACCCACAAATCAGCACAAGTTATTCACTAGATGGTCAGACTTATTCACAGGAAAAGTTTATCTCTGTCGGCACGATTGGTAACCGCCAGAAGCGGCTTGCATGGTTTCAGCAGGGTCACATGAGGAACTGGCGCATACAGCGTTTCCGTGGTGACAGTGATGCCCATGTATCCTATGTGCGCTTAGAGGCACAGATTGAAGCATTGGCATACTGATGGCAACCGCACCAGTTTCCCGCAGACTTAACTTAACCCGTGACCAACTTGCGGAGTTTCTGACCGATCAGCAACAGATCAGGCAGTTTGAGTTGCTATTTTCAACGGTTGACCAGCTGCAAGTAATTGTTGGGACTGACTTTGAATATCAGGCAGACACGGCAGCGGCAACAGCAAACGAGGCATTGGCACAACTCAGTGCATTGGCGCAAGATACCGAAGTCGATGATGCTGTACTTAATGCCAAGGTGCAACAGGCATTGGATGCCATTCCAAGATTGGCTAAAGCATTGGATTTGCTGGCACTTGCCCCTGTGCGTAATAATATCGAACTGGAGCACGATGTAAATGGCATCTTGCCTTATGCAAACCAAACCCCACGGGTGCGATCTAATCAGGTGCTGACATGGCTTTCGATGTAATTACCCCTGTTAAATTAGGCCAAGCCGCCATCACCACTGGTGTGACTACGCTTTACACAGTGCCAGCCTCAACTAGAACGCTGCTTAAAGAATTCAGCATTGCCAACACTACTGCATCCGCAATTAATGTGCGAGTATTTTTAGTGCCATCTGCAGGGTCGGCAGGAACTGGAAATGCATTTCTTTACGATGTATCAGTTCCAGCCAATAACGCCCTGCAATACAATGGTATTGAGGTGCTGAACGCAGGCGATACCATTCAAATTCAGGCAGCATCTGCTGGCCTCACAATCATCGCAAGTGGTGGCGAAGCCACATAAGGAGTATGAAATGACAGTATCAATCAAGGTTTTGATTCCACCAAAACAGGCCGAAGCAACGCAGACTACGCAGTACACAGCGACAAACTGTAAAGCGATCATTGACAAGTTCACGATCACTAACACTAGTGCAGGAAACGTGACAATGAGCGTCAACTTGGTAACAAGTGGTGGTTCGGCTGGCGCATCAAACCTAATCATGGATACCAGAGCCATTGCACCAGATGAGACTTACACTTGCCCAGAATTGGTTGGTCAAGCACTAGAGTCTGGTAGTTTTATATCCACGATTGCCAGTGCAGCCACATCTTTAACCATCCGTGCCAGTGGGCGTGAAATTACTTAAAGGAGCTAGAAATGAAAGAATTTATGGTTATTCCACGGGGCTTTAATGGCTTGCCGATGGAAGAAGAATTTTTGACCAACGCAGAGAATAAAAAGAATTATGCCGTTGCGGTCGCTGATTGGAACTATGGCCCTGAAATGCCCACCAATGAGCCTGGTGCAAATAAGGAGTTCTATGCAGGTTTGGCAGAGGCGATGCAATGCGATGAAAAAGACGCAAGACGCAAGCATTGCTCAAACTGCGAGTATTACGAC